GTTTGGAGGCATTGTCCGCGCAACAGGTCAATACCCCCCGTCGATTCGTTGCGTCTCACGTCAATGTTCATGCCATGTTTGTGTTGGGATTATTGCGTATGCTTAGCGTATGACTGCACTGATCGTCTTCGCGCTCTCTGCCTTCGGTGTGTTCCTAGCCTTGTTCGGCGCAGCGAATCTGAACCCTGGGACACTAGGAGTAGGCGTCATCGGGCTGGCCTGTTTCGTGGGGATCCTGGCACGAGTAGCGCAGGCAGCGGCACATCATCAACGCGAAGTGGACCGTTCATTTGCCAGCAAATCTGAGCTTCAACCCGTCACTCAACACCACGATTTGGCGGCCAGGCCAGACGCGCTGTAAGTGGGCCTCGATACGCTCGGCAGTCTCTTGGCTCATGGCGCCTTCGTATTCCACCACGACCACATCGTCAGGCTGAGGATTCGCCACTGAGATCCGCGACACCTCAGGCAGTGCCACCAACGCCGCGATCGCTTCTCGTCGATTCATGTGGAATCCCTCACGTGCGTTCATAGACCCCAGTCGCCAGTCGGTCCAGTCGCTGCAGCAGGGCATGCAACTGCGGGTGCTTATTCTGGTTCAGATACTGATCGCGCATGTAGGCCATCAGGTCTTCAGCCTCTTGGGCAGAGATCAACACGTGACTAGGGAACAGCTTTCGCTTCGGCATGTCGAGCAGGGTGTCCATATCCTCCATCTTCCATCGCCGTCTTTCGGCTATGGCACGCAGAGCACAAACTTTGACGATTCAAAGGGTCCCAAAACAGATACTTATCGCCCTTATGCGGGATGATGTGGTCCGTGCAGGTGGCTGGGGTGATGCGTTTCTGTTCGTAGCACTCGCCGCGCCAGCCTTCGTAGGCGCAGATGTCCTTCATGCCGCAAAGTGGGTATTGCCGCAGGTGCTGCTGACTGACTTGACTCCACCGATACGTGTAGCCGCGCTGTTGAGCGGTGCCTCGGTGGGCGTCACTCAGCTTTTGGCGTACCTTGCGATGCTTCTCACAGGGGCCACCCTTGGTGAGTTCAGGACACTTTGGATCGCCCGTGCACGGGCGCAATGCAGACTCAGGCATGCTTATTTTCCGTGTCTCCTGATGTATTCAGCTTCACCAATCGAGGCTCGATACGCCTTGAGCCGATCCGCATGGATGGTGCCGCACTTTGAGCCTTTCGGCGAGTGGCACTGACGACCCGCAGCGGCCTTGCACCACGGGCAGATGATGCCAGCCTTCGCTTCAATGTACGCCCACCGTCGGGGCTCAGGCACGTGGAGACATCGCTGAGTTTCTTAGCACAGAAACACACGCCATTCCTATGCACGTTGTGCCGACGAGTGCCATACTGGGCTATGTGATACGTTCTTTGATCCACGGGCTATAGGTCGGTGCCGGCACCTCGTTGGTCTGCACGGTATGCTCATACGTATAGGTGCGACCGACCGTCCCACCGCTGCGCATGCCCATGACCTTGCGATTCCCGGCCATCAGCACAATGCTGGTCACCGTAGGCGCACCAGTGACCGGCGTCACCGTAATCGTGCCCACGCTGGCCAGCTGCACGCCGGCCGCCAGTACATCGTCATAATCAAAGACAATCGGCAGCACTTCGCTGCTGTCTCGTGTGGCGAATCCGCCATCATCAATCGTGACTTCCATCGTTATCTCGCTTTCACCTGTACCGTCGTCACTCTCGGCCGCACATGCACGATGTATTCGCGTGGCTGGACATGAACCGTGGTGATGCGTGGCCGCACATGCACCACGAGCCCAGGCGTGACCGGAATCGTGTAGACGTTGTCCTGAATCTTGATCGACTCAGTGAGGGTGGCCTCGAGCAACCCTGATGCAGCTTGGACACTGTCCTGCACCTTCACCGATTCCGTGAGGCTCGTGCTCAGCCCGCCAAGAAACTGCAGACTCGCCTGGACACTGTCGCTGACCTTGACACTCTCGGTGAGCGTGGCCACCAGCGTCAGCAGTTGCGCCGAGACGGTATCGGTGACCCTGACCGATTCGTCTGGAATGGCACGTGTCAGGTCGAAGGCCGCCGCAACGGCATCCGAGACCTTGACCGATTCCTGCACCGAGGCCGTCAGCACGCTCAGGCTGGCTGACACCTGATCGCTGACCTTTACCGACTCGGTCGGTTGCGCCTGCTCAGGATCCAGCGTGACGCTGGCCGTGTCCGTGACCCGGATGGTTTCGGTCACCGTCACGAGAATCCCGAACGGATCGACCGTCAGGATGTCTCGGACCTTAACGGCTTCCTGCAGCGTGGCCTGGAGCGGATCCACCGCACCACTGGCGCTGTCCGAGACCTTGACGGATTCCGTGACCGTGGTCTGCAGCAGATCCAGTTGCGCTGAAACGCTATCAGTGACCCTGACGGCCTCACTCGGAGTTGCCTGCTCCGGATCCAAGGTGCGGCTGACGATGTCCGCTACCTTGACGTTCTCGGTGAGGACAACTGTGAGACCGAAGGCGTCGACCTGGAGAACGTCTTGAACCTTGACGGCTTCCTGTGGGGTGGCCTGCAGCGGATCGAGGGTGCGGGCCGTGCTCTCGCTGACCTTGAGGTTCTCGCTCGGGGTCGCCTGCAGCGGGTCTTCCGTGACCGTGACCGTGTCGGTGACGCGTATAGATTCGCTGGGCGTGGCGTTCAGCGGATCCAGCGTGCGCGTCAGCGTGTCGGTGACTCGGATGGCCTCTTGGGGGGCCGCCTGCAACGGATCCAGCGTGGTAGCTGGGGTGTCGGTGACCTTGATGGATTCGGTGAGTGTCCGCTCGAGCGGATTCAGGGTCAGACTGGCACTGTCGCTGACCTTGATCGACTCGGCGATCGATCGCTCAAGCGGGTTCAGCGCCTGCTGCGTGGTGTCGCTAACCTTCAGCGTCTCGGTCAGCAGTCCGGTCGTCAGGTCGCCTGCACCCGCCTCCACCAACGCGGCCACGACCGGCCCGTCCTGCACCCGGATCGGCCCGACCAGTTGCGTGGCGCCTTGGCCGCTGTCATCAACCTTGAGATTCTCAGTGACTGAGGCCGTGAGTGGCGGCTGGGGAATATCCGCCGCCACGGTGTCGGTGATCTCGACGTTCTCGGTGAGGCTGGTAAAAATCGGCGTCAGCGAGACGCTAATCTGGTCACTGATGCGGACGCGCTCGATCGGCGTGGTGTCCGTGCCACGGACATACAACCCCAAGCCACGCCACAAGGCACTGGTCGACCACGTGGCCGTGTTGGTGAGCTCGAAGACGTCCGTGCGGAACTGCGCCTCAGCCCCAGTGGCTGGCGTGTTGAAATTGCCATCCGCGCCAGCGGTTTCCGTCCAGCTCGCGCGTGGCGTGGTGGCTTCATTCGCCAGATGCAGCCAGAAGGCGAGGTTGACGTATTCACTGGTGACATCGGGCCGCAGGTCTAAGGTGACCGTGCCCGTGGTGCCCGTGCCGGTGGCCGTTTTGATGTTGGTACCGAAGGCGTTGATCGCCGCCTCGTCGACTTCCCAGCCCGTGATTTCAAAACAAATCAGCGCGTTGCCGGTGGGCGTGCCGCCAAAGCTCGCCACCTCCGCCACGCTGGTCGGCGACGGCCCCGCATGCGCCACCCAGATCGACATGATGTGGGTCGTGCTGAGCGTGGCCGTGGGAACGACGACTTTGCTGTACGTCTGCCCGTGTCCGGTGACGCCGGTGGGGTCGGTGGGCGAGGCGGAACAGCCCACGCTGAGGGCCACGAGAAGAGAATTCGCGGCGGGGGTCCACGTCGGCGAGGCCGTGTAGGTCGGCCCAGCCGTCGTGACGTAATTGTTGGACTTCCAGGTGATGACCGGCTTAGCCACGTCTCACCGCTTTCGGTGGCGGCCCGGCCCCGGTCTGCTCGATGGTCGCGTCCTGCGCTTGCGCGGTCGGCGTGGCGTCCGTGGACTGGATCGGCGTCGGCGTCTCCCCGTCCAAGGGCGGACCACACTCCACCATCTCCGCGGTCACGTGGTCCACGACGCCGACGCCGAGTTCGTCAATAGGCATTAGAAGACCGACCCACCGATCTGCGCTTCCTGTAAACTCACCGACAAATCACCACCACCGACAGACTCGCGCGAATCCGCGCCAATGTCCCACGGCACCGTGCGCGCCTGATCGTCGATGTCTCTGGTGAAATTCAAGGGGGCCCCCTCACCACTCGTATCAGTGCCCACATCGATCAGCGCCGACCCGAGTGGCAAATGCCAGTCCTCACTCCCCGGTGTGACGTTGGTGAAGTTCGTCGTATTGATCGCGATGCTCTGCAGCCCGACGTTCACCAGCCCTGAGGCATCATTGGCCGCGCACGTCGTCTGATTGAAGGTGCCCGTCGCTGAAATGGAATTCGCCCCGCCGTCCGTCGAATTCTCAGCGAAATAGCTGTTCTTGGCATTGACGGTCGCGCCACCACTGACGACCAGACCATCCCAGCCGCCGATGACCGTGCAGGAGTAGACATACGCCGTGCCCGCCTCGACCATGATGCCCGAGGCATACGGCGTCACAACATCCGGTGACCCATAGCAGATGTTGTTGATCAGATAGGCCGTGACATTGGCGCTGACAACCCAGATGTTCGGCGCACGGAAGGCATCTGTGGGCACGTTGCGGATCAGACAATCCGTGATCTGCATCGTGCAGGCGCTGCTCGCCTCCACGTGGAAGATCATCTGGTCGTTGGCATTGCTAGCCGACTTGCGCACCTGCAGCCCTTCGACGCGCGTGAATTCCGTGCGCAGATGCACCACCGCCACTGCCGGATTGGCCACCTCCAGCCGATACTTGGAGGTGCTCCACACGCCGGCATGGCGTGACGCGACCGGCGTCACAATCTTGATGTAGTGCGTGGCGTCCACGGTGAAGCCCACGACGTCGACCGACGTGGTATCAGAGACGTTGCCGCTGCACTCAATGGTCAAGATGGCCGCACCGCTCACCAGATCTGGCGCCGCGCCAGATTCACCTGTGATGGCCGCAGACAGCGTGGCGTAGTGCGCCCCGTTGGTGCCCGGCGTGCCGGACGTCGTGCCGTCAACGAAGACCGTGCGATCAGCCATTAGGGTGTCGCCACCGCCCAGAGCGTCTGTGAGGCATACATCGGATAGACGCGCACGTTCAGCGTGCCACCAGGAGACGCGCAGGTATACGGGCTGGTGTGGTCCACCGCATACGGGACACCATCCGAGTAGCAGACCACAAACCGCACGAGGTTCACATCGTTGGGCGTCGTCGTCACGGTGCCACCGGAATTGACATACGTGGCGCTCAGCGTGTACCCGCCCACCTTATAGGGGAAGGCTCCGAGATCTGGCGTCGTGTCATCGCCGAGATACACCGCATCACCATTCGAACAGGTCACCGAGGCCGTCAGCGTGATGACATCCCCAGAGATGCTGGCGATCTCTCGCGTCGAGCTCCCCACCGTAATCGTGTCGCCCTTGACGAGCCCGCCACTGTATTGGTCCAGTGTGGTGTTGTCGCCGCGGAAGAATCCACCACCGCGTGACGCCACGTTGAGCGTGGTCCCACTGCAGCTCGTGGCTGTGGTGAGAGGCCCGCCCGTGCCGCGCGCATTCGCGCCGTCCCCGGATCCCGCAGCGAGATGGAAATCTAAGCCAGCCTTATTGACGAAATTGGGATTGACGTTGCTCTGCTCGTGCGCCTGATTGGTCCAGACGCTGGCGAATGTCACTGAGCCGTCAGGGTCATACGCCAGGTTATAGTCGCGGTCGTTGTTCGCCGCTTCACTGTGGAAGACTTCGATATTGGCCGAGATCCCGGTGCCCCATGCGGCATAGCTCACGTTGTTGCGGAGAAACACCCAGTCAACGCCGTTAAAGAAATTCGTTGAATACGCGGTCGTATTCGCGACCGGATACAGCATCGTGTCGATTTCGGTGTTTGAGTAATACCGCGTGTTCAACATCGTCGCGATAGGACCATACGACACCCCGAGGCCACCGCTCATGTTGTAGAACACATTGCGGCGCCACGTGTTGTCCGTGACTGCGCCGCAGACACCGCCGGTGCCTGGGCACCGTCCAGAGGTCAGGTTTTGAATCACTCCGACATGCTCGTCAGACAGATTCCCCACGCCGCGATCAAAGTTGGCTTCGGCGAGGATGAACTGCGTTCCGTCGTCGCTGGTGTCGGTCTGCCAGAAGTCAGAATGTCCCGAGATCTGCGACACGTCGTGCAGGTAATTCCCAACAAACCGATTCTGGACGCCCGTCACGTTGATCGCGTCGGCATCAATGGGGCCAAAGTCGTTATAGGCAATAAAGGCGTCATTGAACGCGAAGCCGACGCCGCCACCCGTGCCGAAGCCCGCGTCAGGCACATTCACATTCGTGAAAAAGTTCCCGACGATAACGCAGCCATTGCACCGATCCGCGAGCGAGTTTTGCCCAATCGCCCGCACGCCCCGCCCAAATGTGTTATTCCAGATCTCGATCTTCGTGTTGACGCCCAACAACCGCACCGTGCCGTCGCGTGTCGCGCAGCCCGCCGTGATGTTGTTGAACGTGAACCCGATCAGCCGGATGTAACTGTTGCCGCTGAAGTCCCAACCGCACACGTTCACCGTGCCGGTGCCCTTGAAGGTGAGGGTATTGCCGCTCGAGCCATTCCGCGTCGAGGCCGGCAGTTCGGCATAGGTGCCCGCGGACACGAGGCAGGTATCGCCCGCGCTCATCGCTTCCCAGCAGGCATCAATCGTGGCGTGTTCGCTCGGCACGCACCGCGTTGTGGCTTGGCCGCAGCTCAGACCAGACACCGGCGGCGCGGTCAAGGGGGCCGCCACCATGACGCCAGACGCGGGACGCGGCTGCGCCCACGCGCTGACCGCCAGCAACAGCACGAGCCAGAAGGCGGCGAATTTAGACGCGCGTAACACTGGGAGGGCCATCAGTCACCTTCAATCGTTCTGTGGGCCACGGCAAGGGCAGCGTAAACGGTGGCGACTCGGCTGAATCCGCCGACCCCACCGCATCCGTTGCCAGAATCGAAATCGTGTAATCCCCCGCCGCGCGATACGCCAGGAAGCCTGCCAGCGGCACGATGATCACGTTGTTGCCATCCGGTGTCGGCTTGCCCAAGAGCTGAGACGCCACCACCGTCGCACTGCCAGACACCCGCAACCGCGCCGTGTAACTGAGCACCGTCGCATGATCCGGGCTCGCGTTAAACGCCACGTCACCGGTGTCATGCCACGTCCGCGACACCGTGTTGGCGGAGAGCTTCAGTCCCTCGCTGAGGGACACCGTCATCACCAGCGGCGTCCCCGACATGATCTTGGACCGCCCGAACCCGCGACCAGCGACGAGGACCGACAGAGCAGAGGCCACTAAAACACCTGCTCCGATGACATCTTTTTGCGATACTGACGAATGCGCTTCTTTAGGCGCTCAGGAGTCCACTCAGCACGCCAATCAGTAGGACCACAAAATGGCACTCGCTGCAAGGCCCAACCCTTGAAATAGCGCATGTGGATTTCCCCATACACCAATATCGCCAGACGACCATCATCTACTTCGCCCACAACAACACCATACGTCCGGTAATACCGCTGATGCGCCGGCTTCAGATTTCTCACGACATGTAGGCCATCGCCATCGGTCACGACAATGCGCGGCTTCTCTTGACGTTTCAACGCCATCACGTCACCGCGCCTGTCTGCCGGTCGATGTGGCCGAAGCGCAATGATGTGTCGACCACGTACGGAAACGGCTTCTTCGCAAACTTCTTCCAGCCAGCCTTCTCGAGAATGTTGCGCTTGATGGTGTGCTCTGAAAACCAGAGGTCACTGGTCCCTGTCGAGGCGTGAATCCCCTGCGTCTGCGGATCAATCCACACCAGGGACGGGTTCTGGAAAATCTTCTTCAGCGGCCACGGATAGCCCGGCAGCGTGTACTCCTCGACGTCGGGTTCTCTCGCCCACGCCTCAAGCACCGAGCGGTGGATCAGCAGCGCACCCGTCGGAATGCCTGACACCCAAATCACATCGCCAGGTGTCCAGTCTCGAAAGGCTCGCTGGCCACCACCGCGATACGCCAGCGGTTCCGGACCAAGCAGTTCAATGCCTCCGGTCTTGCCGTGCCGCACTTCCTGACTGCCCTTGATGTGATACAGCCCTGAGACAATCGGCGGGGCCTTCTTGCGCTCCATCTTCCAGAACCAGCGGTCGAATTGAATCAACGCATCCGGAGGCGGACAGGTGTCGTCCTCGATCAACAGCAGCGCGCGAAACGATCCGCGCAGCATCGTATCCACGAGAATGTTCTGCGCATCCGGCACCAGATAGCCCTGTGGTGTCGAACGGACCAGAGCCCAGTTCGGCGGCGACACCATCCCGATGACCGCATTCATCCACTCGAGACGCACCTGTCCGAGTGACGGATGCCCCAGCAAGACCTGCACATTGTCGGAGCCGGGCGCAGGATGCCGAGGATTGAGCGCTAAGGCCGAGCGCTTCTTCATGTCGTCACCAGTATGTGCGACGAGATCCTCGTCAGCATCCGACTCAGCACCGGATGTCGATTTGGATTCAGATACTGATCGTTCATGTAGTCCGTCAGCGCGCGGGCTTCCTCTACCGTGAGCACCAGTGCCTCATCCAACTGCCCAGGCTTGAAGTGATGTCCATGCACCGCCCCTGAGGTATCCACGCAGCGGCCGAGTCCGGGCCGGGCATACTCGCAACGCTTCGGCGGCGTGCTGTGGACACTCGGCGGCGTCGTCCAGCCGTGCGTATTGCGCACATGCCCTTCCAGGGCGTCCATGGATTCGCAATGGAAGTCGCAACTGAGACAAGACCAAAGCGGGCCTTTATTCATCTACGACACGCGCTCCTTGAATAGCTCGGCTTGCGCCGCGTTCAACGACCGATCGCCAGTCGATCGCCTCAGGCATAATCCTTTGGTTGCCTGATCCCGTGCTCACGAAGCACCTCAAACACGCACGCATAGACGCCAGCGATGTCTGTCAGTCCACGATCAGCCGCCCGCCGATAACCTTCTTCTTTCAACGGACGGCACCGTTCGCACGCCCAGAACATACTCGTGGTCTGTTCACCACACCACCAGCAGGTATGTGATCCGAGATTAGGCATGGCGACACTCCACGATGCGCTGAATCCAACCCCCAGGATGGCAACTCAAGAGGTAATGCTCACAGAGCATGTCCTGCCGAAACTCCCCCGGATGCGCCAGCAGATAGGACTCCAGCCCGCCACGCGCCCCCGGCTCGTCGTCCCACGAGATGTTGGTGTCCTCGACGACCAGGTATTCCCCGACCTGCACATGCGGCGCATAGAGGTCTAGCTCTTTGCGGACATGCGCCGCAGAGTGATCGGCATCGAGGGAAATGAGCAGCGGGTGTTCCACCTCAGCCATAACTGCCGCAACTAGGGCGGGACTCGTTGAGTCACCCGCGACAAACGTAATCCGGTCATGCTGGCACTTCCGGTGATCGTCGAGGTCGATCGTGATCACCCGGCCGTCATCAATCCCTAGCGCATCCATCAGCACGGCAAACCACAGCGCCGAGCCGCCAGCAAACGTGCCGGTCTCGACGATGGTCTTCGGCCGCAACTTTGTCATGAGCTCCTGATAGACCCACAGGTCCATCGGGTTCTTCATCATCCCGACGCCAAGAAAACTGGTCCACACCCACGTGTGACCGCTCTCGTACCAGACCTTGTGGAAGTCCTGCAGCGTGCGGTCGTGCTGCTCACGAGTCGCCTTGACGCGCGCCTCCATATCCTCGAAGGAGATGAGCGTGGGCGGTAAGACGATCGTGGTGGGCTTGGGGCCACGACGGCCGCACCGCGGGCAGCATCCGAGCGGCAGACCGGAGGCGGTGAAATCGATGCCCGTGACTGGCGTGTTAGAACCATCTGACCATTCCAGTCCACGATGGCAGACACATGTCGCATCCACGCAATAGCCAGGAACCGCTGGTGCTACCACGCTCACGGCAACTCCCACTGGATCGGAATCTCAGCCTCGACTACGACCGGCATCGCGCACCCATCCGCGTTGCAGCTCTCCACGGTCACGGTCTTGCGCCCAGGCCGGAACCGCATCGGGAGATCGAAATGCTGCACCGTCCCAGCCACCCCGGTGTAGTGCGGCGACTCCTCACACGATCCAAACGGCCCATCGGTGCAGACGCGAAACCAGATAGGCTTGCCGTCCATGTATTGATCGAGCCGGACGACGCGATCGATCCCCACCACCCACGGCATCGAACCGCCGGACAGCGTCACGAGAATCGCGCCGATGCCAGCGCGCACCGAGCGCGTCACTGAGACGCCTTCGCGCTTCTCATGACCACCTGATACGTAGTCGTCCCATGCGTCCCAGGCGCACGAGTCGCCTGCAGCACATGCCACGGCTTCGGCAGTTTTCGTCCCACGTCAGGGTGCTGCTGGAAAAAAGGTAGGCGCGGATCCAACCACGCAAAAGTGCCCTCAGTGATCCGCACACGATGCGAGGGATCCGACACCCAGCCTGCTGACTCATCGCCGCCATACGGCCCGGAGAAATACACCGTGCCGCCCGGCCGCATCACCCGGTGGAGCTCATCGAACCACTGCCAGACCTGTGTCGGTTCGACATACTCGAGGATGTGTGTCGCGACGCAGGTATGCACCGATCCCGTCGGCAACAGAAACTTCGGCTTGCGCGGATCGATCTTCAGGTCGGCACACGTCACGCTATTCGGCTGTGGCGTGCCGCCGAGCGACAGATCGAGCAGGATCCCGGCCTTGGCCTTGGCAATTTTTGCCGCGCGCGTCTTCATCGCCACCTACGTTGAAACCACAGCGCCAGACGATACGGGATCCGAATCCCAAACCATCTCGCGCTTCGCCGCCCCACCACGTAATAATCGCTGGTCACGAAGTCCGTCACATGGAACTGGTCTGACCTGATCTCCAGCCCACTGAGGATGCGCGCATCATGACGGCTTCTCCCCCCTCGCCGCCTTGGCGTAATACCGCAGTTTGTCCGCCACGTCCTCAGCCTCTTCCGGGCTGAAGATCAGCCGCGTCGCCGGCACATTCAGCAACAGGCACACCTGCCGCACCGAACGTCTCCCGCCCTTCCAATTGGCAGCCTCTGATCCGTTTCTACCGTTCGGCCATCGGTCGCGAATCCCACCCTTAACGCGCTCACTGGCCGGCCGCGGAGGAATCCCAAATGACCGCCGCCAATAACCAACGGCATGAACCGTTAGACCTAAATCAGCAGCAATGTCTTTGTCCGCCCTGCCAGATTCAACTTGTGCCTTAAGCCATTCTTTTTCCATGACTTAATCATAACACAAGTTCTCAAGCGCTACGTTGAAAATAACCAATTGTACGTGCAGTTAAGAGCCTGCGTTGTTCCTTTAGTACTTGATGCAAACGTAGCAAGGCTGTGTGCGGTGCCAGCCCCGACCGAGCTGTTGTGATACTGGGCGATGCAGTTCACCGTGACCGCGTGGGAGATGCGGCTCGACTCGTACTGGAAACTCTGCGAGAGGCTCCAGGTACCTGACAGGCGCTGGCTGCCGACACTCACCGTGGCTCTCGAGACACCGCCGGTTGAGGCCAATCCGTATTCGGTCGAGTCGATCGCTGATTGGGTGGAGAAGTTCGAGCTCTGTGCCTGGGTGTGATAGCCAAGGCCCCAGAATCTGGCGAGGCCGAGATCGCTGAGCACCGTCGCCGCCACGCTGGACGCGCTCGAGGCCAGCCCCACGTAGTTGCGGACGATCATGCCGTGGCCGTATTCGGTGACGATGTTCTCGTGCCAGTCGGCGGGATGTTCGCTGCCGTCCATCTCCACAATCGCCGCGCGGATGAACCCACGAATCCGGCTGTTGTCGCCGGGTGCCCGGTGGATCTTCGGGACCACGCCCTTGCGACGGACCGTGACGATCCGGCCATCATGCAGATGGATCTTGTCGCCCTTGTTGAAACTCATGTGAGGAATCCTCCGGCTGAAAGTGTGCGCGTGGTGAGTGAGAGAAGGCCAGTGGTCAATGCCGCTGTGGGCTACTGAGGGCCATGGGTGTTCCACGTCGAACATCATGGGCACTTGGGAAGGCCTGACGAGCGGCGTCAATCGGGATACGCCATTCTCGGCCGACCTTGAACGCGTGCAGGACGCGCCAGTTGATCATCCGCACAATGGTGTCGCGCTCGACCTCGAGATATTCAGCCAGTCGCTGCACCGTGGTGAACGTGTGTGGATGGATCGCGAGATCCTGAATGGGCTGATCGATGAGGCGATGGCGGCGTCGACTCATGCGGCTCGAATCATCTCCAGCACGTCAGCATAAGACCGCACCCGCAAGGATTCGTGATCCAGATGTCGAATCCAGCGCGACGTCGATCGCGTCACGGTAATCAACACGGGCGCCGCTGGACCTTCCATGCACCACCGCGGCCGTTCCGGACACCACAGGTCTGCGAGATACGCATCGATCAATTCACACTGACGCCGATCGGCCTCGGTCATACTCCGACGCAGATCACATAGCCCCACCACCACGAGGTATTCCAGCGAATCACTTGCAGCTGCCAGCCGTTCGCCTGCATCTTGATCCGCCAGGCCTCCCACTCGGTCAGGCGAATCTTCACGGACAGCACTTCCCCTACCGGGCTAGACGTACTCCCGTCACTGCAACTGGGGGCAGGGGGGCTCGCAGCCGTGTAAAAGGGGCCGAGGCACTCTCCACGCCCCGTATGCCGTTCGCATCAATCGGGACGACCGTGCCGTTATACGTCCCATCCGGCAACGCCGTCAGTCGCGCCGCGTCATCGGTCTTGCATAACCGGCCCGTGAACTGCGGATCACTCCAGAACCACGTGGTCGGATTAGCGTTGGTGGTCGTGGGCACGGGCTGATTGCACTGCACCGCCGTGGCCAGCACATTTCGCGTCTGCGCGGTCGCACTCCCAGGGGTGTAGATGATGAGGTCGTAACTCACCGGAGGGGTCTGCGCGAAGACAGGCGCAGCCAGGAACACCGCGAGCAGCGACACCAAGAGCGTTCTGACGTGTATCACAGAAGGCCTTTCAAGGGCATGGAGGGGCAACGCGGGTAGTGTGCGCGCCTCAGGCGGGCTATTGCATTCAGCGTGTTTACGCTGTCTTACGTTCGTTTATGCTTTCACGTGGAACAGAGATACGAATGGCTCGGCCGACGCGAATGACGTGATGTGGGAGACGGTTGTATCGAATCGCCGTGTAGACCGTCTGGATGTGCAGACGAAAGATTGACGCGTATTCCTTCACGGTGATTTGTTCATGCTCACTCATCAGGAACCTCGCTGCTATACTCTGCGGCGCTATGAAACTCGCCCTGATCGCCCTGCTCCTGCTGGCTCCCTCCAGCGCCCTCGCCAGCACCCTCACCGTGGATGCCATTGCCGGCGGCGAGCTCACCATGCGGCACTGTCTCAGTTTGAACTAGCCGCGACGAAAGTACAAGACCGTGCGATACTGGCCGCATGCCAAAGCGGTCACGCAAGGAAAAATCAGACCCGAATCAGAGCGCGTTCAATGTGCTGAAGCAGATGTTCAAGAATGCTGAGGCCGAAGGCAAGGACCCGCTCGCCGTCGCACTGGGGCGCCGTGGTGGCCTCAAGGGTGGTCACGCACGCGCGGCGAAGCTGTCGAAGGGTGAGTTGTCGGCCAGCGCGAGTAAGGCTGCGAAGGCTCGTTGGGCGAAGAGTAAGAAGCCTGTGGCCTAGCCTGTCACTCATCACCGTCACCCCTAATTTAGCCTTCTCACTCATTTGCTCAGCCGTGATACACTGCACGGCATGGCACTCACAGACGACCTGTCGCGTCGCATCAGGGCCAAGAGGCAAGAGATTGCGGCCATTGACCAGCAGGCAGCCGCTCTTGAGCAACAGCGGACGGCAGCGCAGGCTTACGTGCAGGGCCTTGAAGAAGCCCTCAAGTTGGCTGAGCGCACCACTCCACCTCAGTCTGCCGCTGAAAGCGCTCGTGCCCTACGCAAGGGCAGCATGCCCGCAAGGGCTTATCCGGTCCTAAAGAGCGCCGGTCGCCCCGTGTATTTGGTGAACCTATTAGAAAGCATGGGCGTGGCTACAACGCTTGCGAACAAGCGGGCTTTGGCTAGCGCGCTCTCCGCCTATGCACGTAAGAGGGAGATTTTCACTCGGCCTGAGCCGAACACGTTCGGGCTGATCGAGTTTGAGCATGGCGCTGAGGGCGCCGATGGCGAGCCTGAAGCCGTCCCAGCCCAAGCCCAGCTCAAGCTAGCTCGCTAGTGGCGAGACGGAGGGCAGCGATGAAGAAACCCACTCAAGCCCCTGCGATTGACGCGTTCACCGAACGCGGGGGCCGGTACGAGGGAAAGCCCGCTAACTAGGTCCCCTTGGCAAGGATTAGCCTAGATAGCGGGCTGCTGGTGAACAGGCTCGAAAAGCTCGGTTAGGTGGTCGGCCAAGACCACCTAACCGAGCTGCCTCTTCAATTCCCCATTCTAATCAGACTGATCCGTCACTGCAAATTAATTGCAGTCGCCCTCCCCTGTACGCCATTTCTGTCTTGACTATACGTGAGCGCTCACGCATACTTATCTCATGAACAAGTTGAGCACGGCCAAGCGGGTCCAAATCGTGAAGGCCCTTGTCGAGGGAAACAGCCTGCGAAGCATCACCCGCATGGTTGGCGTGTCCATCAACACCGTGACCAAACTGCTGGTTGACCTCGGCGCGGCGTGCGAAGCCTTCCACGACGCGAACGTGCGCAACGTGCCAGCGAAGCGCGTGCAGTGCGATGAGATTTGGTCGTTCTGCTACGCGCGTCGAGAGAACGTGCCGCAGGAATACAAGGGTGTTTTTGGATTCGGTGACCTGTGGACGTGGGTCGGCCAGTGCGCGGATTCAAAGCTGGTGCTGTCGTGGGTCGTTGGCCGTCGCACTGCCGAAACCGCGTATCCGTTCATGCAGGATCTTGCAGCGCGCCTCACATCGCGCGTGCAGCTCACCACGGATGGACTCCACGCCTATCTCGAAGCGACCGACGCGGCGTTCGGCACGGAGATCGACTACGCGAGATTGATAAAAGTGTACGGGAGCGACCCGAACGCAGAGAAGCGCTACGCGCCCGCAGTCTGCATCGAGACAAAGGTGCAGGTCGTGTCAGGCGATCCAGCCATCGAGCACATTTCGACCAGCTATATCGAGAGACAGAATCTCCAGATGCGGATGTCGATGCGCCGATTCACGCGCTTGACGAACGGCCATTCCAAGAAGGTCGAGAATCACGAGCACGCGCTGGCACTGCACTATATGCACTACAACTTTGCGCGTTCACAGAAGGCGCTCGGCGGTACGCCTGCGATGGCTGCTGGCCTCACGGATCGCGTGTGGTCTGTCGAGGAAATAATCGGGCTGCTTGATGCGGCCGAAGCGAAAGCGGCGTAGGTGAAGTTACCGCCCGCGCTCGCTATCCGTCCGGACTTGCAAGCATTCGCGCGCGAGCTGCGCGCCGCTCGCATTCGCTCCGGATTGTCGCGGAGTGAGCTTGCGAGACGTGCCAGGATGACTCGCCAAGGCATCCTAAAAATCGAGCGCACCGGCAACGCCACGGTCGCCACGCTGATCTTGCTCGCGAAAGCGCTCGGTTGTCAGGTATCGGAATTTTTCCCGCATAAGCGCCGTGGGACTGACTTGCCGCAGGCGCCGCCCAACTGAACGCCCTTGACATTTTCAGCGGTTTCTGGCACCGCATGCTAAGATCGCTTCTAGTGTCCAAGAGTCATACGGCTGAACGTGTTGCGGAGTACTTCATGTGGTTGTCACGGGAAGATCCCATTACGCCCATGCAGCTGTTGAAGATGGTCTACATCTCTCACGGCTGGATGCTAGGACTGCACAGTAGGCCATTGTTTGCCGAGCAGGTGGAGGCGTGGCAATACGGCCCGGTGGTCGCGTCCGTCTATCACCGCTATAAGAAGTTCGGGAGCAAGTTCATTACCGATTGCCCGCAACACCAGCCGATTGAGTTCGATGGTCGAGAGCGCAAGGTGATGGAGCAGGTCTGGAACGCCTACCATACGTACACGGGCGTTCAGCTGTCTGCGCTGACCCACCAGAAGGGCTCGCCGTGGGATCTCACTAAGCGGGCGATGCATGGCAGCTTGGGCGTCATCTCGAACGACTTGATCGAGGATCACTATCGACGCCTATCGCACAGAACACCGCAAGTCGCTAGCACCGCGTCCGCATAAGCACAATGCTAGACGGGCCGGACGCTGGCGGCTTCACCGTCGAAGTTCCGCCAGAACCAGATCGGCGTGCTCACGCCGAAGCGGCAGCTATTGCCAGCCAAAGACTCGGCAACGCTCGTCGCGATGAATCGATTCGCGAGCATGTCCATCGAGCGACGGTATTCGCCATGTGGGTCCTTCTGGTCGTGGCTCTCATCGGTACAGTGGCGATTTCAGTCGTCTGGTTGTGGCACATACTCACGCCTCAAACCGCTCACTTCCTTAACTCCGACCAGCGGCGTGAACTGCAGAACCTCTTGATCGCTGGTATCGGTTCGTCGCTGGTCACTAATTTCGCTAGCGGGTTAATGGAAAAGCGCAAGTCCGACTAGCCAAACTGAGACAGTGCCCACCATGCAGGCCGGCGTGGGCTATGGCAACTGGCTGACGCCCAGCATCTGGACTGACGGCTTCGTGCCAGCCGAGGATCAGCGGCTCGAGTCCTTCTCCATCGCCGCCACACCATCGGATACCGCTGCCACGCTCACCTATCGCCTCGCAGTGGGACTCTTGGACGACCGAGGCCGTTGGGCCGGCGACCTCTTCTCGACGCCGTGGCAGACAGACAGCAGCCTCACAGCCACTATCCCGGGCGGCCTTGAGCTGACCTCCGGCCTGAATTACCTCGCCTACCTCGTGCCCGAATCTGCCGGCTGGACTATGGCCACCACCTTGACCAACGGCGGGCCGGGTGTCGTCGGGGTGGCGCTGCTGTTCTACACCGATAGCCATTTGGTCGATACCGACTTGCCGCACGATCGCGATGTCGCCATGCAGGCCACCTTCAGCCAAGTGCCGGAGCCGTCCACACTGGCCTTGCTGGCGGTGGGCTTGGTCGTGCTCTGGCGCATCAGTCACACCCAAAACGTGCCCCACTGCCACGGCCGGACATCTCGGAAGGCTAAGACCCACCACCAACCGCGGGGCATCCGCACCCAGAGCATCGGCGCGAAGGCGCAGTCCTCACCCTCCCCGGGATAGAACTGCACAGGCCAGCGGTGCGCCGCGGCATATTCGTAGAGACGCAACAGCCGCGACCCGCAGCCACGCATCTGGCTCGGCGGGTCCACAATGCGCGGCGCTGGACGTCTACCAGTGCTCACTTCTCGGGCGTCCTCGCGTCCAGGGCGTCCGTGAGCCCAGAAACTTTGTGGCGAACGTCATTCCCTTGTCCGAACCAATCGCCGCACTGATTGCACCATTCGTTATCGCATTCCGGGCACCACGCCACGCGATGAACGCACGTCTGCAGCTGTTTGTTCTTCAGGGCGTCCGTGAGCCGCTGGATCTCGGCCTCGGCGGTCTGTGCTCGATTGAACTCGAATCGATGAAGTCGCCCCAATTGATCGACTAAATCTTTGAGCCGCTGGATCTCGGCGACGAGGGATCGCTCGTGATCAAGGACGGCTGGCGATTCAAGCAATGACGCCATGCGGCCCATGAGGCACTCGTCGCACCAATCGACTAACGGCAACTCGCTGGTGCAGCACACGCCATCAATGACGACAGCGCCCATGCAGCCGCGTTCACTGGCGCGCATCACGAAATGCTCACGAATGGCGTCTACTTGCTGCCTCAAGTTCTCTATGGAGGGGGCGGCAGAGGCGGAATCAGTGCTGACCCGTTGCTCCCTGACGGGGAAAACAGCAGAAGCACACGGCACAGGACCAGTTTCGCGGGCCTTCGCGACTGGACCACGAAGCCGCGCCCGTATCAACTCGCAGAGCACGCAACAACCCATCGCGTCCACCGTGCCACACCCGACGTGATTCACGAGCGCGTCCGTCTCTATTTTCATCACAGAGCCTCGTAGGCCGCGCGCATCTCGGGTAGACAGTTGCGCCGGTTTTTCTCGATGTCACTGATGTACGGCGCAGAGACGCCTCGGCGCGTGGCAAATTCACGGAGGGTCAACCCCGCAGCCTCACGACGATGAGTGAGAGTCGCGCGCGGTCATCCTTGCCTACTCTCAACATCCTCCCCGACCGTGGGGTCCGGACTGTGGTGATTCCACCAACCGCGGGAAGCGGAACTCGTAGTGACCGCCGCGCCTTATGCTGTAAAAGGTCATCGACCATCCGATGAAGTTCTGACGCATCGCGCCGATGAGGCTCTCGTTGCCGCTCCATCCGCCCGTCGAAATATTCAGCACGCGCACAGGATCGCCATCGTCAAAGCCGTCGAATTCGTGCCAGCCCCAATCAGGCATCCACCACATCGACTTGATCAGCGCGAACCACGGCGAGAACACCGGGTGCTTTCCGTCGTTGAGCCACTCGCATTTGTGCTCCGCAACGCGCTTGAGGTCTTCATCCTCTGGGTAGACGTAGCTCATCGAATTACCTCGTTGCCTCGATGCGGTAGACCCTGTCCGTTCTCACTCCATGGATAGTGGCCGCCCACGCGCGTGAAGGTTTCCTTCTTTGTGGGCTCACGAGAGAGGGGAGAAGGCGCAGTCATTCCGCCAACCTCAGATCGAACGCTGAGATCGCTTTATCGAGATCGGGCAGCGCTGGATCATCAGCGGGCACCAGCGGATACAAATGTTTAATCGCCTCGCGAATCCCAAGCGGATACTTCCCAAAACCAAGCGAGCACCGATCTCGGCCTTGATAGGCCAAATCGATCAGAACCAACGCGAGCCGTCGTTTCTCACTCAGCATCACTGTCTCCGTCCAAGCCCTTCACTTCGTTGCGGCTCACGAGAGAGGCGGAAGAGGCATCAGTCATGGCGTCACTTGTCTTTCGGCTTCGAGGATGCGCCGGCCGATCCACTCCGCGATCTGCGGGACGATCGCGTTCCCCAATCCTTTAAGGCGGTCCACTCGGTTGGGTACCCCATGAGCCACTCGACCCACGTCGGGTTCAGTGCGCCACCAACTATCTGCGGCAAGCACTCCCCCGTTGAAGATCCCGTCCGTTCCTTTCGGCTGCGGCCTGGATACTTGAAGTCGCGCGCCACTGGCGTCGGCCAATATCTCGGGTTGTCCAGATAGAGGCCGCGCACTCGAATATCCAGCGTCGTCAGACCAGGCGCGCTGACTGGCACCCGCGCGGAAAATCGACATTCTTGTTGTTTAGTTCCTGCTCAGCACACCACACTTCAAGCAGCGTCACTTGCCAACTGAATTTCTTAATCAGGGCTTCCACCTGGCTCACGAGAGAGGGATCAGGAGACGAAGAGTGAGAGTCGCGAGACTCCGGGAGTGCTACGCTCGAAGGACTTGCGCCACCGCGTTCGTCGGTCATGGGTTCGCTCCGTCAACCGTTACTGTTTATAGACGCCTCGCGCGTCGAATCACATCCCAGACAAACAGCGCCAGCAAAACCACTAGCACTGACCACTGCGCCCACATGGGAATCACGCATGTCCCGGTGTCCGAGCAATCAGTCATCACGCCACCTCAATTCCGGCTGCATGGTCGTCCGATGCTGCTTGCCGTCCATAGCCTCGGCCCATTTCAGGAACAACTTGATTCGCTTCGGCCACTTACTGAATCCACTGCCATCGATGGTGTCCGTCAACCCCCAGAAGTGCTGCACGCGGGGCCAACTGTTCACGCGTCCGACGTGCCGATGCTTCCCGCGCGCTACGGCGTAGGCCAGAATCGTGTCCGCTTCCGCGCTCAATTTGAACCGCGTTGACCCGCCGATAAAAACCGCCTCGCATGAATCCCATGGCAACGCGTCAACGGTCTGCCCGTCCTGCGCGACAAAAGCCACCGGGAACCCGAGTGAATGAATCATCGGCTCCCACAATCGGAATAGGCGCAATGTCTCGCCCGCGTTCGCGATGACATCAGGGGCCGTCACGAATCGGCATGGCGTACCCCGTAGGCGCTCCAACATCTCGACGAACTCCTTAACCGGCACCCCGTTGAACCCGCCGTTATCAGCCGCACAGACGCGCCCTGTAGCGTTCTCCGAGTTGTTCTTGTCCTTGGGTACGAATAGGACGCCGACGCGCTGGGGTGGCGCAGCCTGCACGTCCTTGGTCGCACCGCTGACGAGCAGCATCACCGACCGTACTGCCCCTTCCAATACGCCGCCTCGCGCCGGTGCTTCTCGCAGCGCGTGAACGGAGCTGCCGGACGGTGGCAATACCGACACTCGCCGCGCAAGCGCTTCGCTTCGACCCGGTGCCGTCGCTTTATCCGCGTGACCGAATCAGCCATGACTGTCCCTTGCGGTAGATCCCTGCGGTCCTCACTCCGTGGATAGTGGCCGACCACGCGCGTATCCAATTCCTTTGTGGGCTCACGAGAGAGGCGGAAGAGGCATCAGTCATGGGTTCACCCTTAGATCCCAAATCACAATCACCGACGAGAAAAACCCGCTCGCCCGATACGGCCCACCAGTCAGAAACCGAACCCGCCCGCGCAGCCACCGCAACTCTTTCGCGTGGCCGATCACGTCGTCGTGCCACCACTGAAGGTCGGTAGATGCTGGTAGCAGCCCAACGACGAGCGCCCCGCCCTTACCTGTTCGCCCGTGATTGGGATTCTCTCACTCATGACGCCTGCCCTCTCGCTCGCTGGATCGTCATCCCGCGACCTTTTCCGATCGCGACCCAGCTAGTCCCGACTTCCACCGATTCAATTCGTAATGCACGCCGCGGGTGTACGCTCGTCGATACACGTTCAGCATCGCCTTGTGGAGGTCGTTGCGCGTGATCGGCCGGCCGAGCCCTTCGAGCGCGTCGATCTCGCCCTGCACGAACGCGCGGACCCGCTCGCGGTAGGTCTGCCGATACCGTGCCCGCGCCCGCTCGAGATAGGCGCGCCGCTGCTCGGCGTCCACGCGTGTGTAAGCGCCACAGGCCCGGCTGCACGTCTTCGACCACGGGTGCTTGATCGGATTGATTTGGCACACCGGGCAGAGCGTGCCGATACGTGTGCGATCCCACTTACGCGGCATCGTCGCCAGCCCTTCGAGCCCTAAAGTCTTTCGCCATCATCCCCGCCACCGAGAAGTCCGGCCGGATTACCGTGGCCTGCTCGCGCGGCACGCCGGGCAGCTCCTCGCGTACCACGATGTCCTCGCACCCACGCGGCAATCGGCAGATCCCAATCTGGTCGTAACAGGCCTGGCACCGCGGTAGGCCAGCACGCGTCATCTTCGTCGCCGTCGCGCCGCAACTCCCGCACGTTGGGGCGTAGTCCTTGGTCTTCACGCGCGCACCTTCACGGGTCGGCCCAGAATGGTCGCGTGGCCGCACTGCTCGCGATTGCTGCATCGATCAACGTGCGGGCAGGCCCAGCGGTCGCGAGGTTTGGTGCCCTCGTACTCGTCCATCCAACGGCCCGCGTTCAACCACGTGGCCGGGTGCGCCCACTCTGCGTAGGCGGGCTTGTGCTGCCGATACCGCAGCACGCCGGCCAAAATTTCGATCAGGCTCGCGCGTTTTTTTGCTTTAACGAATGCTCTCATCGCGGCCAGCTTTGCTACCCGATGCGGGTAGCTCTCCCAAAATCGCTCGAAGTCTGGATCTGAAGAACTGTTCTTCATTTTCTGCTTCTGTACTTATGCGTAAAGACACTCCGACTTTTGGATTAACCTCAACATTTCGCGACAGTTGAGGGGCCTACGTGTTACGCTGATAACTGCGGTCGGTGCCCTGCGCTCAGCGGCGCTAATTCTTTCGGGTTTCGTCCGGGGAGGAACTAGCGGAGCCATCCACTAGGCGCAGGCACTGCCCCTGCACGCAAGTCGTCAATCCCTACTCCCCTGGGCACCAACCGAGCCGCCCAAGCGGCTCTACACGTTTCTTGCTTCACTTCAGCCGCCACTGCATGACGGCCTCACCTACACGGCCTACCCTTCGCGGCGCCCCTGATGCACGCGCCCCAGTACGTCCAGATCCGCCTCGCACGTCAGGATCGTGATGTGGATCCCGTGCGCCTTCAGCGCGGCGTGGACCTTCTCTTCCTTGGGTGATAACGTCAGCCCGCGAGACGAACTCGGATCCTTGATCTCCACCGGCGCGAGTTTGCCGCCGCACGTCGGACAGCCCACCGTCACCAAGCCGTCGAAGCCGAGCCCGGTTTGGCTGGTGTCGATGAATCCTTGGCCGCGCGCTTCGATGCCCTTCGCGATCGCCGCATGGTTGCGATCCTTGCGGTGTTGATACTTTCTGCTCATAACGTCCTGTGCTTCGCCGCGTTCTGATACTGAATCCCCGACAAGGCCTCCATCTGCCGTGACTCGAACAACCTCCGCGCCCGTTCAGTGAACCCTTCGCGCTGGGCATACGGCCCTTCGAACCACCAGCCCGGAGGATCAAGTGGGCGCTCGGCATGGCGCGCGGGGACACGACGGATAGTGCCCTCGTCAGGTTCGACCGCGTCACACTCCATCGCTACCTCCAGCGCTCGTTGATTGTTTCTGACTCCGCCAGCGTTGACGCGTCAGGGCCGGGCTCTGGCTCGCCCGCAATCTGAATGATGCCGCGCTGCTCCACCGGCACCACGTCGGCCTTCGCCGGTCGCTTCGAGCTGTCCTTGAGGCCAGTGCCGCCGCACCAAAGACACGGCATCGTCGCGTTCTGCTTGCTGTACCAACGAACTCCCTTGCCCCGACACGTCGGGCACGGCTTCCCAAGGCGGTTGGCGTGGACGTGACAGAACTCGCCGCCGAGACAGCCCGGAAAGGAACACTCGGCCATTACTCGCCCTCCAAGACGACTCGGTTGCCATCAAAGCGCACGTCGGACACTTCGTCGCTCACCGCCACTTCCTCGCCGACGCCCTCGTAGCCGATTCGCGTGCAGCCCTTGAACCACACGGGCACGCGCTGATTGGGCTGGCGCTGCAATTCCTCGATCAGTTCTTCGACGGTCATGGCGTCAATCCTTCAGCGCGTACCGAACCGTCTCCACGTCGGCCACAACACCGGACAACACGCGCCGCAGCTCTTCTCGCCGTCGCCGCGTGGACTTCTCCTGCATCGCGGCGGCTTGGGAGGTCAGCACGTTCGCCGCGGTCCGCAACAAGGTCGCCGCGCGTGCGACCGCGAGGTTGTCGGGTTGGGCGTCGTGTGGCGTGTTGAACGTGCCGCGCGCCGTCATCGGTTCTGGCTCCAGCGTTTAGACACCAACCGAAACGGCCTCACTGCGACGTGCTCCGCCCAATGGAAGGTGATTCGCTTACGCACTGTCGCCCCCTCCACCACGAGCCAGCCGCGATGGATCAGGTCGTGAACTTCAGCGGCGACGGTGATGATTCGCATTGGGTCGTGTCGATGCTCAGGGCGCCCCTGACGGCTAAACAAGTGGTGGTGTTCACGCCGCACGCGGGCATCGACCGCGCCGGAGACCGTGTAGCGACCCGTTGCCCAGCACACGCCGCCGTCTCGCGCGTCCACGTCGTCGTAGGCCTCTTGTAAGGCCTTCGCATCAGCGGCGCGGCGCTGACGACGAGACACGGCCGCCGGTACGATGGCGCTCTTGAGCAGCGCGTTGCGATCCAAGTCTGGATTCGACATAAGCGATTCAGTTGTAAGAAAAGGGGATGCCTACGAACCAGCCGCCGCCGACTTACCGCATCAATCGATCGAGCCGCCAGAGCACGCGAACGCGCGTGACTAGCTTTGATCTTGCAGCCTCCCGATCTGCGTCACGATCGTCTGCCGCTGCTCCACCTGTCGTACCGCTTTCTCCGTCACCGCCTCTGGAACCGTGCTCCACACGGGCGGGACTGTCGCGACCTTCTCCGCGATCCAAGCCAGCACATAGAGCGTCAGGAGTAACGCCGCGATCTGATAAGACGGCATCACGACGCACGGCGCGTCGCGAAGCGCACCGAGATTTCAAATTCCCGCGCCCGACGCGCGCACGACTCGCACAGCGGCTTGGGCCATGTGGGGTTACTGACAAAGCCGATCTGCCCGCTGTGTCCACACGCGCACGTCAGCACTGGCCCACCGTTCGGCATCCGCGGTGCGTGGCTGGGCGCAGGCAACGCGTACGCCGGGGCGTTCATCTCGGGAGTCGGCTTGCGGAACAGGCGCCGCAGCGGTTCCCGAGTGGGCCGGTTCGCGTAGATCGCGTCTTCACGCTTCGCGCACTCGACGCACTGGTCCTCGTGGCGCTCGGCTTGCCACGTCGCGCCACAGATGCAGATGTTGTGCATCACGCCTCCGCGAGCGCCGCCGCGGCGCGTTGCCACTGTTGACCGATGGCGATGGAGTAATCCCGATCCACTTCCGCGAGAAACGTCCTCAGCCGGTCCTCGTAGGCGACGAGGTCCACCGCTGACCGCTCGACGCGCACGCGGAACAATTGCAGCGCCGGATCCTTATAGCGGTCGTCGAAGCTGACGAAGTCGCACCACAGCGCGCCGGTGACAAAGAGGTTGTGAATGACTTGCGGCCAGTAGTCCAGCGGCACGCCGCCGGCCTGCCAGTACTCCAGGTGCGTGGTGAAGTTCGGGCACTTGAGTTCGATGATGCCCTCGTAATCGTTCACGACGCCGTCCGGCGAACAGCCCACCATCAGCTCGTCATGCTCGACGAAGCCGACGCGCTCGACGAGCGTGCCCGTCACGGCCTCGTAGGCGGCGAACGCTTGCGGCTCAAGATCCACGCCGCGCTGCATGGCCCACGGGAGATACGGCCCGACCTCGTCGGCGAAGCAGCCGGTCAGCCGCTCAGCGACGAGACGCCGCCGGAGCTTGGTCCGCACTTCAAGTTCACCCGTGCCGCGCTTGCGCTCCGCGATCAGCGCCGCGGCACACGAACCAGTCAGGCGGCCGACGTGCGCGCCGCACCACTCGGGCGACCGCTGCTGAATATCAAGGACTCTCATGACGCCGCCACCCGGCGCGCCTTCGCCTTCAGCGCCTCGATCTTCGGGTTCTCGTACTTGGAGAGGTACTCGCGGAACTCCGCGCGGGACTGGTTGTAGGTGTCCTGGAGTCGCTTGAAACCTTCGTCGGCGACGGCCGAGAGGTTGTCCATCCACTCGTCGTATCCCTTCGGTGCGACGGGCGGAGCGGTCTTCCCAGCTGCCCGCCCGTCGTCCTCGTCGGCACTGGAGGCGATGCCGAGTAGATCCAACGTCGTGTAGCGGCGCCCATAGGAGAGCGCGGAGCCGAGCCCCTGGATCCCGTTCTTATTGCCGGACGCATCCGGGCCGGTCAGGAACTCTGACCGCTTCTCGTGCCCGTCGCGGTGCGCGAGGATGCCGACGATGCGCACGACGGCCTTATCTGACGGCCACTGTGACGTGTGGCTCAGCGAGAAGCCGTGCTTCGCGAGCACTGGCCGCACGGCTGCGATGATGTCTTCGAGGCGCGCGTAGCGGCCGTTGTTGGTGGTGCCCTTCTCCGCGACGATCGGGAGGTCGCCTTGCATCCGCGCGAAGTCGGCATCGAAGGCAGCCTTCGCCTGATGCGCGAGGATCCGCTCCTGCATCCCGATCAACCGTTCGAGCTTCTCTACATCGACGCGCGGATCGCACGCCAGCCGCTCGAACATGGAGACGGTGGAGCTGGGCACCAACGCCGACGCGGTACGGCTGTCGTCGGGACGATCCGGCGTGTCCATTCGCGCCTCAAGGTCTTTCTGGTCTGCTATCATTGGGGGCATGAGTTCGACGCCTCCACGCGTCGGGTTCATTGGGCCGCGTGCTGATTTACGACAGCATTGCGGCCCGAATTGTTGTTACGCAGGCGCCCCCGACACCGGGCCGGCGACCGCCTTCGGCTTCCGCGTGCGCTTGACGTTTTGATGTCGCAGCGCAGCGATCGCGGCCTGCAACGCTTCGTCTCCGGCGAGGAACTTCACGCTCGCCGTCGTCCGCTTCGCTTCCAACTGCTCGATCGCTAAATCGATCTGGCTCTTCTTCGCCATCACTCCTCCGTCCTAAAACCCGCGCTCGGATGTCCACTCGTAGTCGTCCGTGAACGGCTTGCGCTTGTGGCACCAGATCGCAATCGCCAGCGCCAACCCGCTGCACACACCAGCCACGACACAGCCCACGATCAGAACGATGTTCGCCATCACGCGCGCCTCCGTATCTGCCGTTCGACCACGTAAAGACCGGACGCCTTCACCAGCGCCTCCACGAACTCTTCGCGCGTGTCCGCCCGTGCCCAGATCCGCCCAAGCACGTCGGAGAGCTCTCCGCGACACATGCGCTCAACGACTGCCGGTGTGCCGAATTCCTTCATCGGCGAATCGGTGCGCACCAGCGCGGACTTGATCGCGCCGCCCAACTGCGCCTTTGCCATCTGGAGCTCGAGGGGGAAAAGTTCACCCGTGCCGCCCTGCGCAGACGCGCGCAAGGGGTGCGGTGCGTCACCTTCCCGATCACTCGCGCGGCGACGCATGCTGTTGCTCATGAGCGACCCGACTCCCCGCCCGGCGCCTGCATTGCCCTTCCCGCCGTCACGGTTCTCACCAAGTGACCCCGCGCCGCCACGCCCGCTTTCACCTCCCGGATGTGTGTCGTCAATTCGTGCAGGAGTTCGAGGTAGTGCTCGGACAGCGCGAGCAGATGGGCACGCTCCGGGCTCACCCGCGACACACAGCCCGCAGGGGGCACGTCTTCGAGAATCGCCCGCGCTTCGCCGAGAAAATTGCGTGCGGGCGATTCTTCAGGCGGTGGACTCGATTCGAGTTGCCGCTGAAGGGCTACGACGAATGCGGGAGTAAAGACCGTCATGCCCGCGACCCCGCTGATGCCGAGTTGTGAGAGAATGCGGGCCGGTCATGAACGCTAGCCGCTTCGACTTGACAGCTTTGCAAGCCGCCGTGCGTCACATACGATGGATTATGATAACCAAATGACATGGCGGTTGACTACTTGGACAATCGGGGTTTACGGCCGGTTGCCACAGCGGCGACTTCGTCGTTGTCAAGTTCACTGGACGCCCAGACCTCCACAGGGATCCCGGTCTTGCGTTCCAAGTGGATGGCGTTGTCCAGTCCGGGGACGCGGGCGCCGGTCAGGATGCGCGAGACGTACGTCTCATCCCAGCCCAGATAGTCAGCCATTTCCATTTGCATGAACCGGCGCCGGTGCATCCAGTCTTTGAGTTGTTCTGGTCCGTTCTTCACGCTGCCTAGTCAAACAGCACTTGACACCCGTGTCAAGCTAAGAATCAATACAATCTACAAATGACTTGCCAGTGTGCCATGCGATCTGGTGATAGAACTTGGCAGGCGTATGCGGGCGAATTCGCTAATGAAGTCCAACATCGACGCGCTGTTGCGAGCGCGCGGACAAACGCGCAAGGACCTCGCTCAGTGGTGTCGGCGCACCGAGAGTTGGATCAGCAAGATCATGCGGGAGGACCGGCGCGAATTTCCGATGCAATACTTCGATCGCATTGCAGACTTCTTCGGCATCGCGACGTATCAGCTATTGCAGCCCGGGATCACTCCGCTCACCGAGCGACGGAGCAAGGGGACACCACGCCGCAGCGGCAAGGACCGTCGCATCAGCGCCCTGCGCCTGCTCGCAGACGCCCCGCCACATCTGGTCGTCTCGTTGGAGCCTGAGGAAGTGGCGCGGCTGCAGCGTATCCGGTTGCTCAACGCCGCCGATGTGCAGAAGCTGGACGAGCTGTTGCGCGAGGCGACACGGCGTCCGGGGAGACGCGGCGAAGCCAATACAAAATCACACGCCGAGCGCGAGTCGTAGCCGCTCGATAGCGGGTCAGCACTTCGACCTCATCGGCTCTCTGGTTCGCTCGTGCCACGGTGGGGGCGCCTCCGTCTATGGGTTCGTCACATTAAACGCACGATCATCAGCCGCCGAATGTAAAATTCACGCCCCTGCGCGCGTTTTCGTGCAATTACAGATCCGGCTACATGTTTTGCCTGAGTCGGATCTGCACAGTCGTTCGGTCCCCTGCCAGCATTCGTTCTCACTAGTACAGCCCCAATTCAGTGCTGCGCCTGCCAGCCTTCCCCGAGGTGTGCGTTGACCACTCTGCTGCATTCATCCGGTCATGTCCTGGCCCTAGGCACCGCCGCGCTTGTCGGCCTCGTCTTTGTCGGCCTCTGCCTGCTGGGCGGTGCCGTGGTCGTGGGGCTGTTTGTCTACGGCGCCAACCGAGACGGGACACTCGAGCCGCACTCAGCCGCGAATGAGCGCTGGACCCCGGATGATGAAGGGGACGACTGAACTGGCCGTCCACCGCGACCTCACCCCCGCCCGGGGATGAGCGGGGTTTCCCAGCTGTGAGGTCACAGTGAACGGCGCAGACTACAGCCAGCCGCGGCGCCACGAGTCCCAGACGGCCCAGACGGTCGCGCCCAGCAGGATCCAGAGCCACCGCCGCGCCGCATCATTGGGGCTCACTTCTCCAGCGCCTCTCGGGCAATCGCCTTGAGCCGTTCCACATCGGCTCCCGGTGTCCGGATAATCTGCAGCAGCACCGCGCGCAACCGCTGCACCTCCGCGGCAAGCGCCTCTGTGAAGTTGCCCAATTCAGTAGGGCCGTCCAGCCCGGTGCCTGTCTGGGTTATGTGCCCCTGCGCGGTCCATGTTGTCCCCGTGGAACTCGTGCAGTCAAGATCGACCGCTCAGAAACGCCTGCACCTTATCGTCATCGAGCTCCATCGGCGCGAATTCGGCGCGAGCCGCCTCCACGTCCAGCACGCGCTGCAGCCGCTCCTCTGGTGTGATGCCAGTAGGCACTGGCGCCGTCTTTGGGAAGCGCCGATAGTCGTCCCGTTCGTCCTGCCGCTGAATCACCACGTTACGCGGGCATTGCCGTAGGCCTCTTGCATATCGGACGCGAAGCCGTACATTTCCAATATCCTGGAAAAGTCACCAGCGGGAATGCCATGCAGGGGGTCGCTGCTGTCAGGAGGTGCGGGCGGCGGTGGCGCTTGGGTGCTGTGGATGATCGGCACGAACAATTCAAAGCCCTGTGGCGACAGGCGGGCCAAGCGAATCATGCCCTTGTCGTCGGTGCGTCCAGGCAGCTGCGCCTGGAAGTCGTAACAGCCGCCAGACTCGTCCATCGTCAGCACCAGCAGCGTCTTCTCGAGCTGTGTGCCTTCCGGCGTCAGCACATTGCCGCTGATCTTGTTGACGCCACTGGGTGAGGCCACGCGTACCGCCGCTGGATCATCCGGGACTATGTATTTGTTGAAACGACGCCATCGCTGAAATACGCTCCAATCACCATGAATGACTCCAGCGCGATTGCACTCGTGAACGAACTTCGGACCCTCAATATCACCCTGCGCCAGATTCAGGCGGCACTGGATCTTCTCGCGGCGAACTCAAGGAAATAGACGCGCTACTCACACATACGAGCGCTCGCGCGACGTCCAGCGCCGCATAGCGTTCGATCTGTGAGGCTCCGCACGCATCAAATAGACGGGTGATCTCACCCGCCAAGTTGGTCACGATCTGTACTCCAGATTCCTTCACTCGCCCTCGAATGGTGCCGGTGCCTGCCCCTTGAACTGCGGCAGGTACGGCGGGTTATCAACGGACTCGCGATACTCCAAGCGCTTCCCTTCCACCTGACGAATCGCACGCGTGATGCGCTGACCGTCGTCCAGCTTGCGCGTGTTCCACCGAAATTCAAACTCGTTCAGATAGTTCGGCAGGTGCTTCTTGCTGACGCTGTGGAACGTGCCCATCACGCCGCGCTTGATCAGCGAGAAGACGCCCTCAATCGTGTTGCTGTGAATGTCGGTGCCCTTGCGGACGTACTCACCGATCACGTGCTTGACTGACTCGTGTCCGCCTGCGAACTTCTGCCCGACACGTGCATAGCCTGAGTACTGATCGGTAATCAGTCGGCACGTGTGGTCCGCGTTCTCTGCGAGGAATTCTTCAAGTCGATCAGACGTGACGCGATCCAACATGCGGAACCGCACGTCGCCGCCACGCTGCACGACACCGACAACGGGAGTCTTATCAGCTGGTCCGGGCTTGTGCTTCTTGCTGTATCCGAAGTACCGACGCGGGCGACCACCGATGTACGTCTCGTCCGCTTCGACAGAGCCTGTGAGTTTTGGCGTGCTGTCGATGTCGGTGCTGAGGCCGTGCCTGATACGACGAAGCACGAACAGCGCGGACTTATGCGTGATCTCCATCTCGCGCGCAAGCTGCAACGCGGAGATGCCTTTCTTGCTCGCACATGCGCGCCAGAACGCATACACCCACACGCGCAGTGGCAAACGTGTTTCCTCGAAGATCGTACCGATGCGAACCGTATACATTCGCTTACAGCCCTTACAACGCCAGCGATAGTCTTTGTTCCGCTGCCCGCTCGCGTCCTTCATTTGATAGACGTCGGTATCGCCGCACCACGGACACGCGGGTGCATCGCCCCATCGCTGTTGTTCGAGAAACGCGACGGCAGCGCCTTCGCTGACGGCCGCCAACTTCAATGCATTCAGCACTGGGGATGTGTTCTTGACCATGGATACAGTATCTCATATCTTGATACCTATTGCAACAGCAATTTGACGCCTGGTTTAGTTATGCCTAAACTATAGGAGTCGAGATGCCGCCCCAACGTGTGACGGTCTACCCCATACCTGGCGCGCGGTCGGCGATCAGGGCATTGGGATACTTGGTTTTTGATGGCAACGACGAGGTCGATGCGTGGCCGGTGCTTAGGAGAATCGACAGCACCACGCATAGTTCCGGGCTTGAGGAGCAGGACAAGGTCCAAGCACGTTTCCGTGATTGGTTGGCTGGCGTTGCACATCGCGAATTTCACCACGGATGGTCCGACGACCAGGAGTTTTCCATGGGGTATGTGTTCCGCTGGGACCACCAACGACAGCATCGGCGCTTGTATGGGTTCTTGGGACGGCCGAGGCCTCGACTTGAGGTCTGTATCCTCTGTTGTTTTAGAGCCAAGGACGATTTCAGAACTGACCCGGCTGTTAAGAGGACCGTCCGCGCGATGAGTCAGCACCCGGAGGTCCAGGAAGCGGTCAAGCGTGTTTTTGGAAAAGAACGACGACGACGAGAAGGACGACGACGATGGACCACTCATTGAGAGGCAATTGGGGGAATCGCGATAACAAAGGATTTCTCTACCAGATCGCCTTCGACTTCGTCGCACAATTGGAAGACGTGATGGAAGCCGAAGGAATCGACCGCGCCAAGCTTGCCCAAATCCTTGGTGTGACCAAGGGCCGCGTGTCTCAAATCCTGAATCATCCAGGCAATCTGACGCTGAAGAACATCGTCCAGTACGCCAGTGCCCTGAAGTTAAAGGTGACGATTGTGGCCTACAAAGACCGCGACGTTGTTCATAGCACTGGTCCGATTCACCCGCAGGTCTTTGTGGCGTGCTGGAAGAAGACCGGCCAGCCGACTGACGTTTCCTCGGCGAATGCCACGGTCGTAACCAACACTGAAACACTGGTCGACGTTCGATGGAACTGGTCGCAACAGCCAATACCACCGAATCCTTTTCAGCGTCGCGTGACGACCACGAAGGTGGAACACGATTTCGCCTACGGAGAGCACAAGCCGTTTCTGCAGGGTTTGACATATGCCGGAACAAACACAAATCCGTTTTAGTCACAAAGAAGTCGTCACGGCACTTCTCAAGGCACAAGGCATCCATGACGGGATATGGGGACTGTTCATTAATTTCGGGATACGCGGCATGAATGTCGGGGCTAGTGACGACAACCTGCAACCGACTGCACTCATCCCCGTGCTCAACATCGGCTTGCAGAGGACCGACAAGGTCAACAATCTGTCCGTCGACGCTGCTGTCGCGAATCCGGTCGAGACGTCCCTGAAATTGATCGGTATTGGAAAGACAAAGGCCGCCAAGAAGCGCTGAGCGCTCGGCGGCCTTTAAATGTGCCCCGGTGCTTGAATTGGTAGACAGGCCCGCCTTGCACGCGGGTGACCTTCCAGGTCGTCCGGGTCCGACCCCCGGCCGGGGCACTCTCTTTATAGCATAGGGGTTATGGCCAAGGCGAAGAAGCCCAAGAAGCCTACAAAACGCGGACCGAGGGAAGAGCGGCTCGTGATCACCGAAGATCCGCAGACAGCTCTCGCGAGGCTGCTCAAGCCGTCTCAACCGAAGCGGAAGTAGCTTCCCGCTCGACAGAAGTTGATACCCGACCGTCTTACGGCTGAGTTTCAACAAGTCCCTACTCCGGGGATCATCGATGGTCGATCCAATCGTCAGCTCATTGCCGCTGAAGTCTTGGAAGCCGCGATCGGTTTCGTCTCTCATATCCGCCCCAGTCCCGGCCGTCCTGGGTCTGGCAAGTAACCGGCGCGAGTTTTCCCGAGTTCCGCATCGACGACGGCGGCCACTTTCTCCACGCTGGGATTCGGCAGATCAGGATCATCCGTGGCCGCCACGACGACATCGTTGACTGTCTTGGCATTCTTCTCCACGCTGGTCAACGGGATGCGCCGTGCGGCTTCCTCGGTCGCGTGGATCTTGTCCACCACGATCTCCTTCAGCCGCTGCTCTTGCTTCTCGGTGAGGTCCAGCCCCTGTTTGGCGAGAAACCGCTTCACGACCAGCATCAACATCCCGGCAATGACCGTCGCCATCGACGGGAGCACGGCGTCCCACAGTGCATGGCCTATCCCGCCGATAAAGTCGCCCATGTGTCTAGTCCTTTCGGAAAGGGTTGGATTGCGCCGGTTCAATCTCACGTGGTGGAGGAATGTCCGAATCTCTCGCGAGCACATGGCCCCCATGCGCACGCGCAATCGCGATGACCCGCTCGCTATCAGGACCCTTCACCATCTCCGCGGTGTCGTCCGAGAGCATGAAGAGGACAAGACATGTCGCAGACATTTCACGACTCCTGACCCGTCCGCACTTGGGCCACAATGCGCTCGGCTCGTGTCCCGACTTGGCCATACCACTTACTGCGCACGAGGGAAACGGCGGCCACCTCGTAATCCGCTCGGCCCATCGCGGCCAGGAACTGCTTGAATCCGTTGAGCCCTTGCGCACCCAAGTTAAACCGCAGGTCCGTAACCGCGCGCTGCCTGACGTCATCCAGTGCCTCATACCAGGGAAAGCGCGCGGTGAGGTCCGCCACGCATGCGTCAATGTCGTGGTCGAGCAGCAGCATCGCTTCGGCATGGGAGATGCCGCCACCCATGCGCGCGTCAATGAGCCGACCCACACCGATCGTCAGATAGCCCAGCGAGTCGGCGTAAGCGGACAAACGAAGACCTTCGTGGCGAATCAACTGCGCACGAAGGGCTTCGCGGTCGACCATGGCTTAAGGCTGGTGATACTTCCGGACTTCATCGGTGTAGGTCAGCACGTATTTGATGATGTCGTTCTTGAACGGCGCCAACGTGCCCTTGGTCGCGAAGTCGAATGCCTCGCACAGTTCTTCTGCCGCCTTCTGGGCTTGTGGCTTGGGGAGCCCCGCGACGTCTTGGAGAAATTTCTCCATAGCCTCGACCTGCTTCGCGCCCCCGCAGCAGATTTCCAAAATGCAGCACGCCGGTCCGCCAAATTCATACGCCATGTAGGTTATCTCCTTTATTTCCGTTACTTGCTGGTTTTGTCCATGTACTGTATGCTTACACCTTATGGAGATGAAGAATCGTTTCTGGTCGAAAGTTTCTATCGCCGGACCGGCTGAATGCTGGCTCTGGACATCCACCGTAAACAACAAAGGGTATGGACAGATGTCCGTCCAGCAACCAGATCATCCGTCGACACGGAAGGACCGCCCGATGTATGCGCATCGCATCGCGTGGCAGTTGACGCACGGCACGATACCTAAGGGACTGAATGTCCTGCACCGTTGTGACGTGCCGCGCTGTGTAAATCCCGCGCATCTGTTTCTCGGAACACAGCGAGATAACGCGGCCGACATGATGGCGAAGAAGAGACACCCCGGCATGCCACCGTCGCCCACGATCAAACTCACGCCAGACCAAGTGCGGGCCATTCGCAAAGACCCTCGCACTCACGGGGTCATTGCTAGCGACTATGACTTGCAACGATTGTCGGTCTGGAAGATTAAGCATCGTCTGACTTGGAGACAAATTCCGGACTGACTCCTTTATTTTCCAATGCCTTGCTTGAGAACCATTTCCTTCAGTTCTCCGATCTGGATCGCTTGCAACTGCTGTCGTTTGTCGATCACATCCACCGCTTTGGTGATCGCTTCCGTTTGCTGGTCGGTGAGTTTGCGATTCACTTCTTCGAGACGATCGCGCTGTTCCTGTCTGGTCAGGATGTCGCGCACGTCTGAGCGGATGCCGTAGTTCACGGCGTACATGCCCAGCACGATCGAGACGCACGCGGCCACAATCGCCACGACCACACGTGGCGCGAAGCGAATCTTCTCCGCGTCGAGCGGCGTCGAGTCGATGCGTGTCATGCGCACTTCGCTCGCGTTCTGCAGCAACGTCATGGCCTCGATGCGGCGCTTTAGATCATCAATCTCGATGTGGAGCCGCCGAGACGAATCCTCGCGGTCCTCTTCAAGCTGCTCAAGCCGCTCGGCCAGACGTGCGGCACTCGGCTTCGGCGCCACGTCGTCAACGACGAGCGTTGATCCGATGTCCATAGTGCGTTGCCAGGGAGAGGCCCATACGTGCTTACCAGTACCGGTTCATACGCTCACGGTTTCAGCGCGGCGTATAACACGCCCGCAATGCCCAAGAGCCCACTGACCAACACCACGCCGCCAATGGCCAGCGCCCCCACCCAGCTGATGCCTTCGCTGCGCGTCCCGGTCAGCTTCCGCATTTCCATCACCAGATCGGCCATCGCCGGATCCGTGACCGCCTGCTTCCCAGCCCCGGTGTAGCTGGTCTTCTCCAGCACCGCCACGCGCTCGACGATCGGGTTGATGAGTGCGGACTGACTCGCGATCGCCGCCGCCGCCGTAGAGGCCACCTGATTGCGCAGCGTCTCCGCGGTCGCTTGCTGGGCCGCCGCGTAGTTGTTCACCGCCGTCAGGAGCTGTGTCGCCGTCGCCGCGGCGTTCGCCACGTCCACTGACCGAATCGAGTTCACCCGATCGGACTCCATCTTCCGGATTTCTTTCTCGTGCTCCGCTCGGAGATTCGCGACCTTTTCTTGCTGGATCAACTCGCGCTCCATGCGCACAATCTTTTCGTCCGCCAACTGGGCGAGCAGTTCCGCCTCGCGCGTCAGCGACTTGACCGACGCCTCCATGAGCGACTTGACGTTGTCAGTCGGATCAATGACCGGACCTCCAGTGGAGTCCACGCCAAGTCCCATCGCGACGCGCTTCGCCACACTAGTTCAGCTGCAACACCGGCCCGCCAGACAGCAGACCCGTCGCCGTAAGCAGCCACAACACGCAGATGACGACCATCAACACCTGGATCACTTGCGCAATCTGCGCAGGCACCGAGAAGGCCGCACAAATCGCACGGACTGCCCAGAACAGCAGGCAGATCACAATCAGCCAGACAAGTAATGACAGAATGGTCATCGAGCACCTCTCCGAATCACAGGACGACGTGTCCTGCTGGAGTGGCGCCCTCCCACGAGGTGGGGCACGCAGCGTGGCGACTTGACAAGTCGCGGGCTGGTGCAACGCGGGCCAGCGGTAGTTTCGAACCTGAGCCTACTCATATTCTCCCCGATCCGTCTGTGTCTTTTGAGACAGCCGCCACGTATTGCTCGAGCAGCCCGGCGCACCCTCTGAGCAAGCGGGCGAGTCCTAACAGCAAGACGCAGAGTGGGGTCATCAGGCACCCCTTACACCTTCGTCAGCGACAAGGCGCCCACGCCCCCATTCCCACCAGCGCCAC